CCAACTGTATTCCTAATGATATTACCTAGCACAAGAATAAACTCTTTAATTGATTGATTCGTTAATGATTTTGTACCTTTAATCTTGTTACGTAAGTTTACCATTGGTAGAACTTCAAACGAATCAACTGAGCGATAGTCCCAATTCCATTGATGAATTTGGCACCACCAATGCATTTCTTCTTCAGTCATTTCTTTCAATAAATCAACACGAACAAACGCTCCTGGTTTGTCAATGTTTTCATCATCTTGTTCATGCACCGGAATGATATCGTAGCTTTCCATAATGCTTTGTTTAGCATATGCATCTTCATAGAACTCTTTGGTTACTGTATTTGGATTATCTTGCCGCTTAGAAAGCACGTAGTTTTTCCACTTATCAAAGTAAGCAAGTTTCAACTTGTCACCACCATTGATACCTAAAAAGTGTTCACGAGCAAATGTAAAATTATGAAATTCAACAACTTGACATTTCACTTCAACGTCAAGCCAGTTATCAGCCGTAACACCGTCAGCCTCATAGTAACCCCACTTGGAAAGTACGCCGTAAGTTACCGCAGTGTGTTGTCCATCAATAATAAAATAATAGAATTTGTTTTTGTGTTTGATTTTCAAAACATTAACATATTGTACCTTCTTTTCATCAAAGGCTTCTAAAATCTTTTTAATATGACCATTATTAATTGGTCGTTGAACGGCAAGTGCGCTCCACAACTCCCTCAATTTGATTGCTGCATAGTACGGTAGTTTACTATAAGAAAGAGAATTTTTATTTTTCTTAAGATTTCGCTGTGCAATATTGCTTAATGGATCAGCTAAAAAATTATTAACCAATGTCTCTAATGTTTTTGCCTCATGGTCATCTGGTTTTTTATCTAGGGTATTAATCGGACGTTCAGCAGCAGTTGCAGTTGGGAGAGAAGGACCTTGATCAAAAATATCAAATGGTAAATTCATAATAGCATTAATAAGTTTCTTTTTAGTTTTCTTAGCACTAGGCTTTTTCACAATAAAGTTACTAACGTTAGTGGGTGCGATTAAAATATCTGACATGATTACTCCTATTAGTTAATGAAAGTGTTATTCTACAGTAGAATAACAATGTTATTGTAGACCCAAAACCATTTAATGTCAAGCCCGATACGTAGAGTAATTGCGGATTTTGCTTTGTTTATTAGCATGGCTTTCGTTGAATTTAATCTCATATCCACGCTGACGGAGTGCGTTAACTAGGACCGACAAATCACAGTCTTCTTCCAAGAAAGCATTGGTGCCGTTCTGGTAGCTGTAGGGACTAATCTTATCCGCAATGCCAAGTGCCACCAACTTTGCTTTAGGGAAGCGGGCCCATGCATGTCCTGGATCTGCGAAAACTTTGATAGAGATTTTTTTAGCCATTGTGTAGTCCATTAATTAACTGTCTAAGTATATATTATATACCCAAAACCATTTGTTGTCAACCTTTAATTGCCGATTGGAGACTTAATAAGTTCAGTAGAGTATTGCGGTAGGTGATTGTCTGTACTGATAAATCCTACATTTTTATCATTCTCAAGTTTGGCTGTTCTGGCACGTAGTTCACTTGAACTATAATTATGTTGACGTTTATGATAGTGTAACTCAATCCCATTATTAATACACCATTGTTTACCTGTAAAGTCCCTATTCAAATATTCGTCACTCAAGAACCGTACGTGAATAGTTTGAGTTTGTATTAGTTGTAACAGATCGTACTCGGTTTCGTAAATGAGAATTTCATCTACATACCTACAAGCCTGTAATTGTACATACCGTTCATATGCACTTTGTACAGGTTGATTTTTAACACCCGGACGGTCAACAGTAGGATCAATTTGCAATGCTACAATAAGATAATCACATAATTGTTTTTCCATCTTTAACATGGTCACATGGCCGGCGTGTAAAAAATCAAAACTACTACAGTTAAATCCAATTTTCACACTGAATCCTTTTTAGATAAATGAGGAGAGCCGTCAACCGGCCATTCAATTCCATATTTGTTCCATGTGAAGTTTTCTTCTGCTGCTTTATTATATGGAGCATCTACCACATATTGTACTATTGCTTCGTCAGATAATACTAGATATCCGTGGGCGTATTGTGGAGGAATTAATAATGCAGTTGTATTATCTAGAAAAATCCCAAACCATTTTCCAGTTTCGGGATCAAGTGCTACATCAAATATACTACCATAAACTGGCATTATCAGCTTGTATTGATTTTGTCTATGCATGCCGCGCAATACATCACGTTTGGAACTAGCAATATTCAATTGACGAAAATTACCACGCATCTGGTCGTGATTGATCTTCCATAGTTCACAAAAGTCACCTCGACTATCTTTGTATTTTGTATGTTCAATTATTTGTAATCCAGGTAACATTTCGCCGGACATAAGTTGATTATTCATTTTATTTCATCAGTAGACCCATTAGAATTAGCTTTTCCAAGTGGTCTATTGCTTTGTTAATAACATTTACATGAGTTTGGGTAAAGTTTGTAGTACGCAACCTACGCCCATTTACTTCAAGTTTGCTCAATTCAGTTACCATAAGTTGTATGTTTGTATACATCTTTTTCAAATCTGGATTATAGCCTATTGTATGGAGATCGGTTTTTAGTTTATCCGATACTTCTTGCCAATCTAAAGCAGTTTGAATTTGCATACTAGTATTATACTCCCTATAGGTATTTATGTCAACCATTTACTTAACAATAAATAAGAACGTGAAACCTACAATCGCATTATTCTTGTACGATCCAAAATGCTCAGTGCAGTCAGGAAACGGAATAATGAAGGCATTAAGCCAATACTATAACTTCAAAATATTCAGCAAAAACATTCTAGAATACGATTTCTTTGACAATGTAGATATGATTGCTGTTCCCGGAGGAATAGGGGATGCTAGTACATTTGATCAACTATTCAAAAACAACGGTGATAGAGTACGAGAGTTCATCAATAATGGTGGAAGATATTTGGGTATTTGTATGGGAGCATATTGGGCAGGCAGTCATTACTTAAATGTATTAGATGATGTGGATGCGGTTCAGTATATCAACCAACTTGGAGCAGACACTCGCAGACCTCATGCCAAGAACTTAAGTATTACATGGAAGACTGAACCCATGAAAATGTTCTTTTATGATGGATGTGCATTGATCGGCAACAAACATAAATTCAAAACAATTGCTACATATGCAAATGGTGATGCTATGGCAATATATCAAAAACGCATAGGACTAATAGGCTGTCATCCCGAATCAGAACAATTTTGGTATGATAGCTATAGTTATCTGAAGGGCAAGTGGCACGGTGGTGTACATCACGACTTGCTCTTAGATTTCACAAACGATTTAATGAAAAGGTAAAAAAGAGCCTTTCGGCCCTTAGTGCTGGTTACGAGTTCCAGCCTCCGCTCAATCTTGCGGTCGGTTTAGTGTAGTGCTAACTTTTTCCAGTCTGCACGAATCTTGTTTTTCACTGCTAGAGGCAATGCAACATAGTCTAAATCATCTGCTGCTTTATCGCCATTAGTAAACGCCCAATCAAAAAAGTTGATAGCAGTTTTAGCCGCTGTGGCATCAGTTGGTTTGGTATGCACAAGAATGAATGTAGCACCACTGATTGGCCATGCTTCTTTTCCCTCTTGATTAGTCAATATCTGATAGTATGTTTTATTCCAATCAGCATTTGCAGCGGCTGCTTTAAATGCATCTTCAGTTGGTGCTACCCAAGTTCCAGCACTGTTCTGCACGTTAACCCAGTTCATTTTAGTTTGTTTTACATAAGCAAACTCAACATATCCCAATGTACCAGGTAATTGACGAACCATAGCAGCAACACCTTCATTACCTTTTCCGCCTGCTCCTACTTTCCAATTAACAGCAGTACCGTCACCAATAGTGTCTTTAAATTCTTTGCTGACTTTGCTAAGATAGTTAGTCCAGATAAATGTAGTTCCAGACCCATCTGCACGACGAACTACTGTGATAGCTTGCTCAGGTAATGCTAATGTAGGATTTAATACCTTGATAGCATTATCATTCCATTTAGTGATTTTTCCTAAAAAGATATCAGCGATAACTGTGCCTGTTAGTCGTAACTGTCCTGGCTCAATCCCTTTAAGATTAATAACTGGAACAACTCCACCAATTACTGTTGGGAATTGAAATAGTCCACTTTCTTTTAATTTCTCATCTGTCAGTGGCATATCACTTGCACCAAATGTAACTGTCCTAGCTTCAATTTGTTTGATGCCCGCACCTGATCCTACTGATTGGTAGTTGATGCGGA